GGGCAACAAAAGAAGATTCTGTACTTGCTTACAATGACGAGAACAACAACTTTAAACCTTTGCCATTTGATTTCACTAGGGCTTCTACTGCAACTTATGTAGACAGCGATGGACTTATAAAGACAGCAAAGCAAGGTGAAGCAAGAATAGATTATACAGATAGTTCAGATGGTGTTCTTTTGTTAGAAAATAGTTCTACTAATTTGATTACTTATTCAGAAGATTTTACTCAATGGTCTAACACAAGGTCATCTGATTTAAGTGGATTTATATCTCCAAATGGAGAAAATAATGCAACTAAATTTATTTCCGACACTACTGCTTCAAGTTCACATATAATAAAATCAACTGATTTTACCATATCAAGTGGACAAAAATATACTTATTCAGTATTCGTAAAAGCAAATCAATTAAATTATGTAAGGTTAATGTTTACTGATAGTGCTGTATCTAAATATTTATCAGTTTTTTTTAATTTAACAAATGGAACAGTAGGCACAACATTTGATGGTAGTACTGCAACTTTAGATTTTTCAAATATTGAAAACTTTGGTAATGGTTGGTTTAGATGTTCTGTAAGTGGAGATTTAGATACAACAACAACTGCACACGCAAGAATATATTTAGCAGATAATGATAATAGTTTTTCTTTTAATGGAGATGGAACAAGCGGAATTTATGTATGGGGAGCAATGCTAGAACAAAATTCAATAGCATCAAGTTACATCCCTAGCAATGGCTCAGCAGTAACAAGAATAGCAGAGACTTGTAGTAACTCTGGTAATAGTGAAGTGTTTAATGATAGTGAAGGGGTTTTATTTGTGAACGCAGCAGCTTTAGCCAACGATGGTACGAATAGATTTATAGCAATTTCAGATGGTAGTAATGACGATAGAGTGCAAATAATATACTCTTCTACTGATGATACTATAAATTCATCTGTGCTTTTTGGTAATACATCACAATGCTCTTTTTCAGAAGGGAATATAACTACAACAAATTTCAATAAAATAGCGTTAAAATATAAAGCTGACGATTTTTCTTTTTGGATTAATGGGATGGAACTAGATACTGATACAAGTGGTTCAGCACCATCAGGTTTGAACGTATTTGAGTTTGAAAGACCTACTGATGTATCACAATTTTATGGAAAAATAAAAGAAGTAAAAATATATAACACAGCACTAACAGACCTAGAACTAGAAACACTAACATCTTACACAAGCTGGGTGTCTATGGTAAACGAATTAAATTTAAATATAATATACAATGGCTAACACACTAAAATTTGGCGATGGTAAATGGGCAACAGGCGAAGGAACTGCATTGGCATTTAACGATGAGAACGACAATTTTAAACCGCTTCCGTTTACATTTACTAGAAATAGTTCAGCAACAGTTGTAAATGAATCAGGACTTATTGAAGAGGTAGGAAATGATGTGCCAAGAATAGATTTTAAGGATAATACTAAAGGGGCTTTGTTGTTAGAGCCACAGAGGACTAATATTTTTCAACAATCTAACACATTTGACCAATGGAGTGATACTACTATTGTATTGACATCAGGTCAAAACGGTTTTGCAGGTAGTAATGATGCTTGGTTAATGGAGAAAAATGGTGGTAATAGTAGAATCTTTATAGCAGTTACAACAAGTGGCGTTACAACTACAAGTGTTTATGCTAAGGCAAATGCATCTAATTATTTACGAATACGATGTGATACAACAAATGCTACTTCAAACACTTATTTTGATTTATCAAATGGCACAATACATAATACACTCTATACAATAGATGAAAAAATTGAAGATGTAGGAGGCGGTTGGTATAGATGTAGTGTTGTTCCCAGAGACCCCACAACTATTGTAAGGTTATATCCTGCCGAAGCAGGAGGAACTTCTAATGTAAGCGGTTCTATATACATACAATACGCACAACTAGAAGCAGGAAGCTACGCAACATCTTACATACCAACACAAGGAAGTGCTGTAACGAGGGTGGCAGATAGTTGTATTCAAACTGTTCCAGATGGTGTTATAGGACAAACAGAGGGGACTATATTTTTAGATTTTATAAGAAAACCTCAATCTAATAATACTACTGGTTTATTTGGAATTAGTTCTTCTAATAATGAAAGAGTTATTATTTGGAATAATTTTTCGTTAAATGGTTTAGGTTTGCAAATAAGAGCAAATGGAGTCAGTATTTTTGGTAATCAAAGTTTAGGTACTTTTGATAATGATGAAAACTATAAAATAGCAATATCATATAAAAGTGGAGAGATAAAAGCGTATGTAAATGGAAGTAGTATTCTTAATTTTACAAATAGTTTTACTTTTTCAAATGATATAAATACTATAGTTGTAAATTCTTATCAAGTAGGTGTTAATTGTGAATTATCGCCTTTTAAAGATTTAAAATTATACAACACAGCACTAACAGATTCAGAATTAGCAACATTAACACAAGTGTAACAAATACACCTATATAAATAACAAGAGTAAAAAAAACAATTATGGCAACACTATTTAAAAAGTACGAATTTGATTCAGAGGCAAAAGCACAGTCTAAAATAGACGCTCTTCCGCACGTTCAAGATGAAGATGGGAACGATGTACCAAACCACAGACATACTATCGTTAAACTAGGTTATCTATGGAAAACAGAACCCACATACAACGAAGAAGGAGAGATTGAAACAGAAGGGGTAGCATCAAGCAAATACTCAGTAGATGTTTTATGGAGTGACTTAGAAGAGTCTCCTTATGGATGGGCTGGTAAAGAAATAGAAGTAGAAGGTAACGGAGTGCATACATTTGCAGGACATAATTTTAGTTAATATGTTACATTTTGATATATCAGAATTTGATTCCCCTGATGAAGCAGGAAGTGGTAAGTATATGCAAGACCCATTTCTACAAATGCTTGACGATGCTCGTGGTATTGCTGGTATTGCTTTTAAAATCAATAGTGGCTTCAGAAGTAAGTCTCATAATGAGTACATTGGCGGAAAAAAATTCAGCTCCCATTTGTACGGATACGCAGCAGATATCCATTGTACAGGTTCAAGAGAAAGATTCATTATTGTTGATGCCCTTGTTAAAGCAGGGTTCAAACGAATTGGTATTGCCAAGACCTTTATCCACGTTGACAACGACCCAGATAAAGATGACCGAGTTATTTGGATGTACTAATACTTCAGGAAATACTTTAACCTATGAGTAAAAAGAAATTTAAAGATACTAAGGTAGGTCAGTTCTTACTAGATAAGATACCTAGTGTTGTTGGTTCACTTGCAGGAGATAGTCCTGTAGGAAGCGTTGTAAAGGCTCTTATAGGGGGTTCTGAAATGAGTAGTGCTGACAAAGAAATAGCACTTAAAAAACTAGAACAAGAAATCCACGAATTTGATGGCATAACTAGACGTTGGGTTGCCGATGCAAGAAGTGGTAGTTGGTTAGCTAGTAACGTTAGACCTTTAACGTTGGCATTCTTAACCGTAAGCTTTGTTCTTGGGTGGTACTATCAATTAGAAGGATTAGACACTGTAAAATCTTTATTACAGATTGTCTTTATGGGTTACTTTGGTTCTCGTGGATTTGAGAAAGTTATGGGTAATAATAAGCATAAGTAATGGCAAAAAACACTATATTTGTACGAAAGGAAGTTGCTAAACGAAAAAGACCTAACGTACATTCTAAGTCAAAGTCAAGTTCTCTAAAGTCATCTAAGAACTACAAAAAGAAGTACAAAGGTCAAGGTCGCTAATACAATAACAATTTAATAATTTATGATAGATATGGAACTAGCCAAAAAGATTGCTATGGATTTTAATAAGAGTATAAGAGAAAGAGTGGATATGTTATTAAAAGAGGATTGCAACAACTACACAAATCTTGGTACAGACTCAACTGAACAAGAAAGAAAAGAAGTAAGAAAGGCTAGTAAAGAACTTTACCATATAATTAACGCAATTGACGAAGAAACTGGAGAATTGTTAATAACGTCATTAGATAGTTAATAACTATAGATTTAATACTTCTTACAGCAATAGTTTTATAGGTATATTTGTATCAATATATTCATACCCTTGTTTGTATTAAGCTATCTCTAGCTTTTCATTGTTTGTAAGAAGAGAGTGGTAATTTCATTACTGCTCTTTTTTTTGCTTTGTTTTTGCTAGTGTCATTTTTTTCACTACATTTGTTATATGGAACTACAAGAAAAACTGGTTGACATTCAGGGGAGACTGAAAGCACCAAAGAATCAAAGGAACAATTTCGGAAAGTATAACTACAGAAGTTGTGAGGACATTTTAGAGGCTGTAAAGCCACTATTGGTAGAACACAAAGTATCTCTTACTATAAGTGATACGGTTATGAACGATGGGTTAATGTACGTTGATGCTACTGCTACAATTAGTGATGGCAAAAACTCTCATTCAGTATCTGCTCAAGCAGGTATAGATGCTAATCGTAAAGGAATGGACATTGCTCAGTCATTTGGTAGTAGCTCATCATACGCTCGTAAATACGCTCTAAACGGTTTATTTTTGATAGATGATACCAAAGATGCTGATGCGACTAATACGCACGGAAATGATACTCAAAATGCTTCTACGGAGACGTTGGAGTGGTTGAATGAGACAAATCCAAAGTTTAAGGCAATAAAGCAGGCTCTTTCTTCTGGTAAAGTTGGAATATCTGATGTTAGAAAGAAGTTTAAAGTAAGTAAGAAAGTAGAACAATTATTAATCAAGTAAAATTAGAATTATGAGTAATCAAGACAGAAAGTTTGTCGGAAGTGGTAAAGGAGTAGATGGGTACGATTTAGTAAACATCACTCTAAAGAAGGAGGATTTAGATAACAACTATTTCTCTTACAACGGTAAGGACTATATTAACCTTACGGTTGGAAAGAAGCGTGAAGTAGACCAATATGGTAAGAGTCATGCTGTATGGGTAAACGACTACAAGAAGCAAGAACAAGCTGCTCCACAGCCAGTTAAAGGTGGAGATGGTTTGCCATTTTAGTGAGAATTGATATAGGGGAGGTTCGCCTCCCTTTTATCTTAAAAACAAGATATGAAGAGATACTTAAAATATAATTTAGATTTGGATAAACAGATAAACAAAGAGCTTACGTTAAAAGAACATTTAGTTCTAAGTCATGTTGCAGGATTATCGATTAAAAAGGGTTACTGTTATGTTAGTAATAATGCGATGGTAAAGGACTTAAAAATATCCTACAGAAGTATCTGTAGAGTATTAGATAACCTAGAACAGATGGGTCTAATTAACAGGCAAACAAAGTCCGTTGGAAGGTACGGAAGAGAGAGAAAGATTTACGTTTCTCCAAGTGTCAAGGTGGCACAACATAATAAATAGTATATATAACTAAATAAAAAAACTATATATAGTACTATAAATTTACAACAAACAGAGATGACAAATTTTAGAGAGATAGGAATTAATTTAAAGGGGAATCAGAAACAACAGAAAGTTGTATGTCCAAATTGCAAGAAATTAGGCAAAGAGAACTACAAGGATTTGTGTTTATCAATTAACACTACAGAAGGCTTATATAATTGCCATAAGTGTGGTTGGTCTGGTAAGGCTGATGGTTCTACTTTAGTAGACTTGAATAAAATGAATAAAGAATATATTGTGCCAAAGAAAACTAATTTAAAGAACATTACAGATAAAGGGATTAAGTTCCTTGCTAATCGTGGCATAACTGAAGAGGTTATTAGTGCCAACAAGATAGTATCATCTAAAGATAACAGTTCGATAGTTTTTCCTTACTTCAAGAACGGAGAGATGGCTAATTATAAAACTAGAGGAATTAATGGTAAACGGTTTACGCAATCTAGTGGAGCTGAGCCAATAATATACAACTACGATAGATGTGTTGATAGTGAAACTATTGTTATTTGTGAAGGAGAGATAGATAGTCTTAGTTGGGAAGTAGCAGGAATTACAACCCATACTTCTGTTAATATGGGAGCACCTAACGTTGGAGATAAGAATATTGATAAGAAGCTAGAGTGTATTAGTAACTGTTATGAGGTGTTTGATAAGGCTAAACGAGTTTATATAGCAACTGATGAGGACGACAACGGTAGACTACTCCAAAGAGAACTAATTAGAAGGGTTGGTGCTGAGAAAGCATTGTTAGTCGATTTAAGACCGTTTAAGGACGCTAATGAGGTATTACTCCAAGAAGGTGTAGAAAGTCTTAAGAACAGGCTTAAAATGGCTCATACGCCTAAAGTAGAAGGTATCTTTCAGGGAAGCGATGTAAGAGACTCTATGTTGGATGGATATTATAATGGGCAAGAAAGAGGTGTAACGACCCATATACCTAGTGTTGATAGGGCTTGGACTTGGAGAAATGGTGAGGTAAATATTTGGACTGGTTATCAGAACGAAGGAAAGTCTTTATTTCTTAATCAATTGGCAACCTTAAAAGCAGCTATTGACAACTGGAAGTTTGCAGTATTTAGTCCAGAGAATTTGCCATTGAATGATTTCTTTAATGACATAATAGAAATGTATATTGGTAAGTCATCTGACCCATTCCATAAAGGTTCTCAGATGAGTATTGACGAATACAAAGAGGGATTAGAATTTGTTAATAAGAATTTCTTTTTGATTTATCCCAAAAAAAACTTTACCTTAGAGTCAATATTTGAACGTGCTAAGTTTCTAGTAAAGACAAAAGGAATTAGAAGTTTGATTATAGACCCATACAATACAGTTCAACACAAGATGCGACATGGAGAGCGAGAGGACTTGTATATATCTAGGTTTATGAGTGAGCTAAAAAGATTTGCACTAGACCAGAACATTTCAATACATCTAGTGGCACACCAAGTAACTCCTATGAAGGATGATTCAGGGAGGTATCAGAAACCAGATATAAATCGTATAAAGGGTGGAGGTACATTTGCCGATAAAGCAGATAATGTAATGATGATATGGAGACCAGAGAGAGCATTAGACTTTTCAGACCGTAATGTGGTTTTCGCATCACAGAAGATAAAAAAGCAAAAGCTCGTAGGGATACCACAAGATATAACAGGGATTGATTTCGACATAAAACAACAGAGATACTACTTCAATGGAGTAACTCCTTTTACTAAAGTTGATGAAATCCGTAGAGGAAATAAAACTTAATTTACCTCTTTTTGTCTTTGTATCAAAAGTCAGAAAGAAATGGTTAACGCTCAATTCATATAGAAATTGGCACTATGCAGTGTCTAATAACTGTAAGAAGACATTCAAGAGTGACATAAGACATTTGTTAGATTTCAAGTTAGATGGCAAGGTAAGAATCGAATACGAGTACTACCCACCAGACAAACGTAAAAGAGATTTAATGAATGTCATTTCCGTTATAGACAAGTTCTTTCAGGATGCCTTAGTAGAGAGTGGTTGTATAGAAGCAGATGATATGAGTATTGTTGTGGAGGTTAATTCTAAGTTTATAGAAATTGACAGACAGAACCCAAGACTAGAAGTAACCATAATAAAAATATAGATGTACGTACAAATTTTCCCTATTTACGGATTAAACGTTGGAGTCAATTACTGGGACTCTGATATGGATGAGTCAACAGAGCGTGAACAAAAAGAATATTTAATACAGGTAATGTTTGGCATTATCGGAATATCATTCCATTGGTGGAAAGCAGACTAATAGAAAGGTTAGGTGCTAGGCACGATGACTGGATTCATATGGCATTATCCTTTGGATGTACAGAGGAGGAGGCTAACGAACTTGTGCAAGAAATGTACATAAGAGTTACGAAGTATGTTGATGACCCTGAGAGAATCATGTACAACGAAAAGGAGTTAAATAATTACTATATATATGTAACGTTAAGAAATCTTTATTTATCCAACATACATAAACCAATGAAAAGTAATCATTTTTCTATATATTCTGTTAGACCTTCTGATAGGATTACAATAGACATAGATGATGAATGTAACCAGAGATATGAGAGTACTTTTGATAAGCTTATAAGCAAGATAGAATCGTTAGTTGATTCTTGGTATTGGTATGACAAGAAGCTCTGGAATATTCACTTTAAGAATGAGATGAGTATGAGGAGGATTTCTAAAGAAACTAGAATAAGTTTAAGTTCAATATTTAACACATTATCAAATGGCAAAAACAAAGTCAGAGAACAAACCAAAAAAGAATACGAAGAGTATAAAGAAAGTAAAAAAGACATCTAAAGGATTAGGAGACACTGTAGAGAAAGTATTTAAGGCTACTGGTGTAGACAGGGTTGCTAAGTGGGTTCTAGGAGAGGACTGTGGTTGTGAAGAGCGTAAGGAGACTCTAAACAAGCTGTTCCCTTACAGGCAACCTAAGTGCCTATTAGAAGAGGAATATAATTATTTGGATAATTATTTTACTGAAAGAAGAAACCAAGTAAATGCAGAAATTCAAAGGGAATTAGTCAAGATAAACAATAGAGTATTTAGCGAGAACTTTAGAGCTACTTCATGTAGTAGTTGTTTTCTAAATAGTATCCATAATAAATTAGAGAAAATATATAATAAGTACAAGGATGAAAAATAAATTTATAGATATGATTGAGAATGGAGGTTGGATAACAGATTCTACAGGACTACATGAAGTCTCATATGATGCAATTGTAGAAGAAGTAAAAGACCTTTATGACTACAGAAGTTCAGTAGGTATAAAGAAATATAATACAACGCTAGAGGAGTCTAAACAAAACTTAGATGAGTTCCTCCTACATCTGCAAGAAGAACTTATGGATGCTACACTATATATACAGAAACTAAGAAAACTAAACGAAGATGCCAATTAACATGAAACCAAAGAAGTACGAGGAGAAGAAAGAATTTAACAGGCGATGTATGAACAACGCCAAGATGATTGAAGAGTATGGGGATAGAGACCAGAGATATGCTGTATGTCAGGCTTACTGGTCAAATAACTTCAACCCGAAGAAATAAGTTAAGAAATTTGTTTATAAAATAAATTATACTTAGTTTTGTTTCAAACAATGATATTATGAGAACAACACTAAGAGTTATTTTTAACCTCCCAATAATGACATTACTAACAGTATTGTTAGTTTTGTTTTTTATCTTAGAGGGAATTGTTATGGCTATTTACTTTACAATAGAGACTCCGTTCCACCATATTTTAGCTTGGTTGGAGAAGGTAATAAGAAGACTAATAAAGGAAATATCATAGCTATGGGAAGAATAAAGAGATTGCTAGAGGATGATTGGTATGAGTATAGTCAGTCCATCAATTTACACTGGATGGAGGAAGAATTTTACTACAGGTATAAACCAAGACGAATTGATTATGATTATAACCTTCGACAACAAGATTTGGAGCAAGAGTGATTTGATTAAAGAGATGGAGGATGATAACTTCTATTACAACTATCTAGGCAAGAACACTTTATCCAGTTCAATTGTAACTAAGCTGTTGGAGTCTCCTAGAGCATATCAAATGTCGTTGCATCCTAGTTCTAAAAGTACAGCAGCATTAGACTTCGGTTGGTTATTCCATACTGCAATACTAGAACCAGATGTATATGAAGACCAAGTTTTTGTAGATGTATCCAGTAAGAACACAAAGAAGTTTAAGGATGCTAAAGAAGAGTTCGGAAGAGTATTTACAAAGTCAGACAGATGGAAGGTTGAAAGATTATCAGATGCCTTCTATAGTAATTCTAACGCTGTGAATTTACTATCACATTCTAAGCAAGAAGTTCCTGCTATCGGAGAAATAGAAGGAGTGCCATTTAGAGGTAAAGCAGATATATTAGGAGATGGTTATATTGCTGACATTAAGACAACTACGGGTATCTCTGGTTTTAGGTACTCAGCAAATAAATGGAATTATGATAGCCAATGTTATATATATTGCAATTTGTTTGATATTAAGCCAGAGAACTTCTGGTTCATTGCTATAGACAAAGAAACATATACAGTTGGAATATATAATTGTAGCGAGGAATTTTACGATAGAGGTAAACAAAAAGTATTGAAAGCTATAGATGTTTACAAGAAGTATTTTGTAGATAAGACTGAAGAGGTTGGGGAATTTTTTATAAGAGAAACATTATAGAGATGTACCATAGTAAAGAGGAATGTTTTTCAGATACGTTATTATCTCTTAGGCTTGGCATAATTCAAGAAGAAGAGCTGAAAGACCTTTTAAGTTATTATAGAGATTACGAACATTACGAGTGCTGTGCAGGAGTTGTAGAAGCATACGTTGAATTTAAAGATGAATTAAAAAGAATAAACAAAGATGAGAGAAGAGATATTGAAAGAGATTAGAGAATTAGTTGAACAAGAGTTTGGTTTTAGCATAGTCAATAATTCTAGGAAACAAGAATACGTTTTAGCTAGAGCTGTTTTCTTTGCGGTATGTAGAAAATTTACTAAGGCTTCGTTATTTCATATAGCTAGGGCTGTAGGTAAAGACCATGCTACTGCTATTCATGGTATAAAGATATTTGAATCGTTTAACATTCAGCCTAAATTATATAAGACTCAAATAGATACTTATAATGTATTGGCAAAGGAATTAGATGACAATCCTAAAGAAGAGGTTACTATTCTTGAGAGGGTAAAAGAAGAGAGAAAACAGGTTGAAGATAAGTACAATGAATTATTGAGTAGGCACAAACATATGCTTAGTTACTATTCTAAGTACGACAAGGGAGCTTACAAAAGAAATTTAGAACTAACAAATGAATAATATGTTTTATTTACTAGGGGGTATGATATTAGTAATGATGCTAATGTTAGAATAATGGAAGAAAATAATATGGAAAAAGATGAGTTATTTAAAAGGCTTAATATATTTAAGACTAAAGAAAAAATAGAAGTAGCAGGTGTAGTTCCGCTACTAATTGATGAGTTAAAATTGTTATGTAAAGGGTATGGTGCATTAGACTTTTTCATTAGACCATGTACAGATGATGAGATAGAATTTGATATGGATTACGATTCTGATATTGATATTACAGATGAAGTTAGAAATGAAATGAATAGGCATGAAGCGATATTTAGGTTGACTAAAAGTTTGTTTCATTACATGGATATACTTAAAGATGATGAATTAACAAAAATCAATGGAGGAAGATAAACCTAAGAAGCCAGATGGCAGAAAAAACAACGGAGCTGTAAAAGGTATATCTAGGGGTCAAGGTAGACCTCGTAAGATAAATGATAAGGATACCAATAGGCTAACACTAGCGGCACTAAAGAAAGTGTTTGGTAGTGAAGAGAAGATGTGGCAGGAGGTTGCCAAGTTAGCTAAGGGAGGTTCATCTAAACACTGGGATTACCTTATGAACTATAGGTATGGTAAACCAAAAGAGATGCAACAGATAGATGTCAACACTAAGGTAAATATTCCTGTGATTGATTTTATGCAACCAAAGACAATAGATATAACACCTGAAGATGAATCCAAAGAACAAGATAATAAATGAATTTTTCCCAGACAATCAAGTGATAGTTGAATGGGATAAGCATAGACAGAATCAATTTGTCGATTTGTGGAAGCGAAAAAATAAAAAAATTAAACCAAGATGAAGGAGTCAACACTGATAAAAATGAAGAGTGATATACAGAAACTACAGCAAGTAGTTGTGGTAGCTCTCCATAAAATAGAAAAGCTAGAGGCTAAAGATGTAGAAGTAATAGAACCAGAGAAAGTTGATTAAGGAAACATTTCATAGAGACTTAGCAAGAGGTAAGCAAGTAGAGAATAAGGTTTTATCTTTGATTAGGAAAAAGTATCCTAAATCTTTTATACAGGATGGCTACTTTAAAGATTGGGATATATTTATACCAGAGCTAGGTGTTGGAGTAGAAGTTAAGTCTGATGAAAAAAGTAAGTACACAAATAATATTGTAATAGAGGTTAACTTTAATGATAAGCCATCTGCATTATCTACTACTAAAGCAAAGTATTGGGTTATATATGATGGCTATCAATTTAATTGGTTTGAGGTTGATTCTATAAAGAAATGTATAAGAGAAAATAATTTAAGAAGTTGTAATTTTATAGGCAAGGGAGATACAAAAAGCAAAGAAGCTTATTTGATAAAAAAAGAATTGCTATATGATTACAAGCTTAATGGACACAAATAGTAAAGGTGCTTATGCGGAGTATATGTTTGCCTGTGAATGTTTAAGGCATGGCTTCTACCCCTCATTCCCTATACTAGATTCATCTGTGTATGATGTGCTTGTTGATACAGGCTCTAACATTATTAAGGTTCAAGTTAAATATACTGCTAAAGTTCCATCAGATAGAAATTCAGTTCAAGTACCTATAATGAATGGAAACAAAGTTAACTATACTTTAGAATTTGTAGATTACTTTGCTATTTATAGTGAATACTTTAGTGGATTTTTTATAATTAAAAATACAGGGTCAATTCAAGCTTTAAGACTAAACAGTAAAAAGGGGTCTAAGTATGAGTTACAATTTAATAACTTTAGCTTCAATGAATAAAATACAGCTCCATCCAAAATACCAATCACTATTTAATTCAGATAGCAGGTACTTTGTTATTACAGGTGGTAGAGGTTCTGGTAAGTCATTTGCAGTTACTATATTTCTGGCACTACTAACCTATGAACAAAACAATAGAATTCTGTTTACTCGTTACACTATGAGTTCAGCAGGTATGTCTATTATCCCTGAGTTCTTAGAGAAGTTAAATTTGATGGGAGTTGTACAGAACTTCAATGTAACAAAAGTTGACATAGAGAATGTAGCTACAAAAAGCTCTATTTACTTCAGTGGTATTAAGACGGCTTCTGGAGACCAGACTGCAAAACTAAAGTCTATTAGTGGGGTTAATACATTTGTATTAGATGAAGCAGAAGAATTACTAAGTGAGGAGAACTTTGATAAGATAGATTTCTCCATACGTTCAAAGGATGCCAAGAATAGATGTTTGTTAATTCTAAACCCTACTACAAAAGAACATTGGATATACCAACGGTTCTTCCAGAACAGGGGAATACCTGATGGATTCAATGGTACGGTTGGAGACGTTACCTACATCCATACAACTTACTTAGATAATATTGAGAATCTATCGGACTCCTTTGTAAATCAAATAGAGGATATGAAGATTCGTAGACCAGATAAATACCACCACCAAATACTGGGAGGTTGGTTACAACGTGCAGAAGGCGTAGTGTTTACTGATTGGCAAATAGGTAAATTCAATAAAGATATTCCGTTAAGAGTTTTTGGATTAGACGTGGGATTCTCAAGGGACGAGACAGTTCTTACTGAGGTATCTGTAGATAAGGAACGTAAGATAATCTGGATTAAAGAACACTTCTACAAGAAAGGATTAGTTACTTCTAATATATATGATTTATGTTTGAGGTATGCAGGGAAGGAGCTTATAATAATGGATAACTCTGAGCCTCGTTTATTATCCGAACTCAATTCAAGAGGACTGAATGTTGCTCCATGTGTTAAGAAGAAAGGTAGTATCATCGCAGGTATATCTCTCATGCAGGACTATAACATTAACCTAGATGGAGAGAACTTAGTCAAAGAATTTAACAACTATGTATGGGATTTGAAGGGTGTGAAACCAAGAGATGCCTATAATCATGGTATTGATTCAGCACGTTATGCTGCTGAGTATCTGCTAGTTAGAACAAATCCAAGAGGAATGTATGTTATTAGGTAAAGAAACATTTGGTATATTCAAAAATAGATTCTATATTGCAGTATAACTTTTTTTTATTTTTATTTATCATCCTTAAAGCCCTCTAGTTATCTAGGGGGTTTTTT